TGTAGTGGATGACTTTGTGAAGTCTCACCGTAAAGAAGTTGGTGATCGTGGCATGAGGATCATCCGCCGTGTTATCTCCGAAGGGCGCACTAAGCCTGCTTCAAAACCATTAACAGCATCTCGCAGTGGTTCTACCTCATCTAATGAGAAGCCCATTCGTGCTGAGAATCGTCGTGGTCCATCTAAGTCTACAGCAGAAAAAGCGATTAAGACTGCAACAGATAAAGCGAAGTCAACAGTCAGTGCGGCATCACGTGTAGGTAAGCTTGCTAAGGGTGCGACTGGTGTTGGTGCTTTGCTAACAGCAAGTGAAGCTGGTGCAGGATCAGATGTAGTACCAGCGGGTCGTCGTGATGAGTTCGTGAAGAAGATGGATGCTGAGCGTAAAGCCAAGCAAGGTAAAAAGGACGTATCAGATAATCAGAAGAAGCGTTCTGTTCAACGAGAAGCACTCAAAAATATTTCTGATAAAAAGCGTGCCGATGCGGCTACAAAAGCCAACAAGTCTGACGCTGAGCGAAAGAAGTTAGAGCAGGACAAGAAGCGTGTCGATGCGGCTACAAAAGCTAATAAAACGGATAAGAATCGCACGTACAAGATCAAGAAGGGTGACACACTCTCTGAGATTGCACAGCGTAAAGGCACAACAGTGAAAGCTTTGATGGAGAAGAATAAGCAGATCACAAATAAAAATGAGATCTACGCAGGCCGTACACTCAAGTTAAACAAAGGCGGCTACGCTAACTGTGGTGCATCCATGGCCCCAACGCAAATGTCTACAAAGAAGGTTAGATAATGGCTGAAGATACCAAAACTAAGAATAGTGCGTTAGAACAGATACTAGCTCGTTACGCAAAATACAAATCTGCTGACATTATGGAGCAGATAGATGCCGCACCGGATGAGGCTGAATTAAACTCCGTGGATGCTAAAGACCCAGTAGACTTTTTTGAGAAAAAGATTGCTGAAGCTAAAGGTAAAGCTAAGATGGCTGACGGTGGCATGGCTCGTGGTAAAGGTAATAAGATGTACCAACATAACTATGCCACTGGCGGAAGCGTAGTAGATCATTTAGGGAGTAAAAAATAATGGCCTATTGTAAAGGTTGCACCAGCAAAGCAAAGTGCAAAGAAGCTGGTAAGTGTTTGAAGACTGGCAAGAAAATGGCTTATGGCGGCGCAGTTAAGAAAAAAATGGCTGTCGGTGGTACAGCATTAAAGACTCCACCCAAGGATGCTAAAGGCCTTAAAAAGCTACCATCTGCTGTACGCAACAAGATGGGTTACATGAAGAAAGGTGGTATGGCTAAGAAGGGCAGTAAATAATGTCTAACTGCAAGATGGCTAAAGGTGGATCAGTTAAAGGCAAGACACACTACTATGCCGCAGGCGGTATGGTACAGGACCAATTGTCCAAGGTAACTGGTCATCCATCTAATGTTTCAGGTAGGGCTATGCAAGAACGCAGAATGCCTCAGTCTGTACAAGCAATGACTGCACTACCCGGTGAGACACCAGCAGAGCGTTCTAAGCGTTTACGGTCAGGTGGCTAATCAATGGCGTTAAACGTCACACGTCCTAGTCGCTTCAAAAGCTACGGTATTCATCTTATTTTAGATGCTACTGAGTACACTGTATATACGTGTCCACCAAACACTGTTGCGTACATGTCGTTGATCTTTATATCTAACGGGACAGCAAACGCATCAGATGTTGCAGTTGTGTGGAATGACGCAGATAACGGTACACCAATTACCGTGCTAGGCAGTAAGAACTTAGCATCTGGTGACTATCTTCAGTTGAGCGGATCTTTCCTCGTGCTTGAAGAGGGTGACACAATTAAAGCGACACCTGACAATACTTCCGGTGGTAATGATCCTGATTTAGGTATTATTGTTACTGTTGAAGAAGTCTTCTTACCGAATGGGTAATCCATATGCCGTATAAATCTAAAGCCCAACAAGCGGCTGTCGCAATCTCAATGAAGAAGGCTGGAAAGTCTCCTAAAGAAATCAAGAAGCATATGATGGGTGGTGGTATGGCAAAAAGTGGCCCATACAATGCAGTCACTAAATATGCAAAAGGTGGAAGCACAGTTAATGAATCAGGTAACTACACTCAGCCCGGATTACGTAAACGCATATTTGAACAAGTCAAAGCCAGCGGCAAAGGTGGTGCACCCGGACAGTGGTCTGCTAGAAAAGCACAACGTGTTGCCTTGTTATACAAACAAAAAGGTGGTGGGTACAAGTCATAATGAAAGCACCACAACGCAGTCTCAAAGCTTGGACAAAGCAAAAGTGGCGTACCAAGAGTGGCAAGCCATCTACACAAGGCCCGAAAGCTACAGGGGAGCGTTATCTACCGGCGAAAGCTATCAAGGCTCTTTCGGCCAGCGAGTATGCCGCCACTACGAAAGCCAAGCGGAAGGGCAAAGCCGCAGGCAAACAATTTGTTGCACAGCCTAAAAAGGTTGCGCAAAAAACTAGAGCATACAGGAAAGTAAAGTAATGGCTAGACAGCTAACTGAAAAACAACAAAGCCAAGCGGAAGGGCAAAGCCGCAGGCAAACAATTTGTTGCACAGCCTAAAAAGGTTGCGCAAAAAACTAGAGCATACAGGAAAGTAAAGTAATGGCTAGACAGCTAACTGAAAAACAACAGAAGTTCCTAGACGTACTCTTTGAAGAGGCACGGGGGAGTGTTGTGGAAGCTAAAAAGCTGGCGGGCTATTCACCTACACAGCACACAGCTAGTATTACTGAATCTCTAAAAGATGAAATACTAGAACGTACTAACATGTACCTCGCCGGTAATGCCCCTCGTGCGGCAATGGCTATGGTTGGTGCGTTAGTTGACCCAACTGAAATGGGTATCAAGGAAAAGATGCAAGCGGCCAAAGAAGTGATGGATCGTGTGGGCATCATTAAGTCTGAGAAGGTACAAGTTGAAACAACAGGTGGAGTAATGATTCTACCACCTAAACGTAGTGAAGATGACGACTGACAGATCAGCGGGTAAGTGGATACTTGCCCAACCAGAAAATGTAATTGAAGACGATGACTTTTTACCTATACCAAAAATAGCTAGAACTATTCCATTTGGTTACAAAGAAGATCCCGATGATAACGATCAGTTATTACCTATCCCAAGGGAACTTAGGGCATTAGAAAAAGCTAAAGAATACTTGCAACAGTATAGCTATAGAGAAGTTGCGAACTGGTTAACTACTCAAACTGGTCGTAGCATTTCTCATATGGGATTGAAGAAACGAATAGAGAATGAGCAATCCAACAAAAGACGAAGCGCAACTCTCCGCGTCTGGGCCGAAAGGTACAAGACGGCGATCTCCAAAGCGGAGGAAATTGAGCGCACAAAACTCGGCGCAAGGAAGTCGCAAATCACAGAGCCAGCCGAAGATTGAGGTCAGAGAAGACCCGCAAGCTGAGCCTGAATTTGAGCCTATACGTCCCGAAGAAGATCACAATGTAATCTTTAAGCCAAACGCTGGTCCTCAGACTGAGTTCTTAGCGTCGGGTGAACGTGAAGTTCTGTATGGTGGTGCGGCAGGTGGAGGTAAGTCCTACGCAATGCTCGCAGATCCTCTCAGGTTCATGGGTCACCCCTCCTTTAGTGGGTTGCTATTGCGACACACCAATGAGGAGCTTAGAGAGCTTGTATGGAAGTCTCAGGAGATGTATCCGAAGATCTGGCCCGGTATCAAATGGTCAGAGCGTAAGATGCAATGGACTGCCCCTAGTGGAGCTAGGTTATGGTTTTCATACCTAGATAGAGATGATGACGTACTTCGCTATCAGGGACAGGCATTTAGTTGGATAGGATTCGACGAATTAACACAGTGGCATACAAGATTTGCTTGGGATTATATGCGTTCACGCTTGCGTAGTACAGCAAACGATTTGCCTACGTACATGAGGGCAACGACTAACCCCGGTGGTCCCGGACACGCATGGGTTAAGAAGATGTTTATTGACCCAGCCCCTCCCGGTAAAGCGTTTAATGCTACAGATATTGAAAGTGGCAAAACTTTGTGTTATCCTCCGGGACACTCCAAAGCTGGTGAGCCACTGTTTAAGCGCAGGTTCATTCCTGCAATGTTGACAGATAACCCTCATCTGTATGAGCAGGGGGACTATGAAGCGATGCTCTTGTCTCTGCCTGAGCATCAACGTAAACAATTACTTGAGGGTAACTGGGATGTTGCAGAAGGCGCGGCATTTTCTGAATTCGACAGACAAGTACACGTTATTGATCCTTTTGATATTCCTCGTAATTGGGTTAAGTTTAGGGCGTGTGATTATGGGTACGGCTCTTATTCTGCTGTTGTTTGGTTTGCCTGTTCTCCTGATGAACAGCTTATTGTCTATCGCGAGCTATACGTTAGTAAGGTCTTGGCGACTGATCTTGCGGATATGGTCCTTGAGCTTGAAGCAGATGATGGGAACATCAAGTACGGCGTACTAGATAGTTCATGTTGGCACAAGCGGGGCGACACTGGTCCATCTTTGGCTGAGCAGATGATCCTGAAGGGATGTCGTTGGAGGCCATCAGATAGATCTGGAGGTTCTCGTGTTGCAGGTAAAAACGAGTTACATCGTAGACTGCAAGTAGATGAGTTCACTGAATCCCCAAGGCTTGTATTCTTTAACACCTGCACAAATCTCATTTCACAATTACCGATTATCCCACTGGACAAGAAGAATCCAGAAGATATCGACACTAAGTCTGAAGATCACCTGTATGACGCACTACGTTATGGAGTGATGACAAGACCTAGATTCTCAATATGGGACTATGATCCTGCGCATCAGCGGACATCTAGTTTCGTTCCAGCGGACAACAAATTTGGATATTAAATATGGAAGAAGATGATATCTTTGGCGGATCAGAATCTGATGTGCAAATCACATTAGACGATGTAAAAGAAACGAGCGATGAACCCACAGAGTTACGCAGTGTTGTTAACTATGTTATGGAGCGTTATCGTAAAGCCGAAGATACTCGTCGTCAGGATGAAGATCGTTGGTTGCAATCTTACCGAAACTATCGTGGCATCTACGGACCTGACGTTCAGTTCACAGAAGCTGAGAAGTCTCGTGTATTTATTAAGGTAACGAAGACTAAGACACTAGCGGCCTATGGTCAGATTATTGACGTATTGTTCGCTAATCAAAAGTTTCCAATTTCAGTTGATCCAACAGTTTTACCTGAAGGTGTTGCAAAAGATGTCAACTTTGACCCTAAAATGCCAGAAGAGTTACGACAAAATCAAGAAATGGATAGTCCATATGGGTATGAAGGTGACGGAAAAGAATTACCTCCTGGGGCTACTGAAAAAGATTTACTTGAAAGGCTTGGACCTCTTAAAGACAAGTTGGAAAACATTGAAGGGTTGGAAGAAGGGGTAGGTAAAACACCTACATCTATTACATTTAGTCCTGCTATGATTGCTGCCAAGAATATGGAAAAGCAGATTATGGACCAACTACAAGAGTCAAATGCAAGTAAACAACTAAGAAGTACAGCATTTGAAATGGCGTTGTTTGGTACAGGCATAATGAAAGGTCCTTTTGCTGTAGATAAAGAATATCCTAATTGGGATGAGGAAGGGGAGTATAGTCCTGTTTATAAAACAATACCTTCTACATCACATGTATCTGT